GCTCCTGAGGGAGCCTTTTTAATGTCTGGCGTAGCTGGAAAGCCGCGCCAGACAAGGCTTCACGTTTTACTACTAGCAGCCAAAAGCCATAAAAAGCGACTAGGGTGTGGACACATTGTGGACACTCTTACCACCATTAGCACCCTTCAGCGGGTTAAGCGAAATCGCGTCCTGCAGGTACTGAGGAGCGAAGTGCGCATAGACCATTGTCTGCGCAATTTTCGTATGACCTAAGATCCTCTGCAGTGTGATGATATTGCCCCCGTTAATCATAAAGTGCGTGGCGAAAGAGTGTCGTAGCGCATGTGTTGCTTGCCCCGCCGGTAAGTCGGGCTTAACTTCTTTGAGGATTCGCCTGAATTCAGCATAACTGGCCTCAGGAAACAGAAAGCCTCGTGCTTTGCCGACTACGTAAGCCGCAACGTCATCAGAGATCGGGACCGTGCGCGGTGTGTTGGTTTTCGTCTTAACGAAAGACACCCGGTTATGAATCACGTTCTCCGCTTTCAGCCTTGCAGCCTCACCCCATCTTGCCCCGGTACTCAGACACAAGACGGCAATTTTACGATTATCTCCTGATAGCGCTGCCAGTAAGGCGTCAATTTCCTCAAGAGTGAGATAGCCCGTTTCGGCAGTCTGCTCTTTCAGTTTTTTGAACCCCCTAAACGGATGCTCGCCGTTATACATTTCTGAATCAATCAGGGTAGTAAACATCCCACCTAATGTAATCAGGTCGCGGTTGATGGTAGTTGGCTTAATACCTTCAGCCCGGCGTTGAGCACAATATTGCGTTATCAGGCTCTTGGTGATCTGGAAAGCGCATGGGTTACCGGTCATCGTTTCGAAACGCTCAATTTTCCTGAGATACGATTGACCGTGTTCCTCGTGTTTACCTTTCAGCTTCCACCATAACTCTTTCAGTTCTGACAGTTGGCGTTTGTCCGTGGGTTTTGAAAGCCATTCCTTTGAGTGATGGTTATATTGAGTATGCTTTTCAAAAGCCATCGCCTCGCTTTTCTTGTCGAACTTCCGACGGATGCGTTTTCCGTTACGCCCAGCCGGTCTAATGTCCACTTCATATCGACCATCATCGAGCTTTTTAACAGACATAAAGCCTCCCGATGATGTTACTGCGTACTTCAATTTCCTGATTTAGATAGCAAAAACTCACTGTGCATTTATTGCACAAAAAAGCGCCGTAAATGGTTAGCCAGTTTTCTGGTCTGAGTGGGGTAACGTTGTTGTCTGCTGCCCAAAGTGCGCGAGAGCCGGTGCAATCTGCCCAGCTTCAGGTGCTATTTGGTCAGTCATAAACCATAGGGTGTACTTGGTGAAACGAGGATGTTGAAGGATTCTCATTATGGGTTCGACACCCGGTTTTTTATCCCCAGCTTCGTATCCACAAAATGAACCATATGCTATTCCGGTTAACTCACTGATTTCCTTTCTATTTAATCGTTCTGACTCCCTGATGAGTTTGATTTTTTCATTTATCGGGGTTGACATAAATCCTCCATACGATGATTATTCCCTTATAAGGAAATAAATTCCTTTTTAGGGGTTTTGGCTATAGGCAATTAAAGCCCTTTATGAGCAATTAAATGCACTAAAGGAGAATCGTAACAGATGAACAACCAGCTTGTAAGTAGCACGGATGCGGTCCCGTATCAGGAGTTTGCCCGTCTTATTGGAAAAACTCCTGCAGCGGTTAAAGGGATGATTGAGAAGGGCAAGTTGCCTGTTGTTGAGATGACCGATCCGCAGTCTACGAGTGGGCGCGCAGGGGAATATTGGGTTTATCTTCCAGCGTGGAATAAGGGCATGAAGATGGCCTATGACAGCCGCCCGAAGGAAATTCGAGACGGTTGGTTGATGTGGCTCGGATTAGGGCAGCCTTCAATCTAGTTTGAAATTTATAATATATTGAATAATAAGGAAATATTACATGTCAAAACCAATAAAGAATGGCTGCATTCGTCATATCACTAATGGTATGCGGCTGCTTATCGATTTAAAAAGCGTGGCAGCTATTTGTGAGCGTACTGAAACAGCAGAAAAGGTTGAGGTACACCTTACGTCAGGGGAAGTTTTTGATATTGCTGTCCCGTATGAGGAAATTGCAGGCCTTTATCTCGAGTTTTTAGCAAAAGAACGTGGGGTCATAGCAAACCCCACAACTATTTGAATTTAGTTGATTTCTAAAATACTCGTATGCGTGGTTGGCATTTTTGCTTGAACTGCTTCTCTCAAGCGGATTGACAGTTTGTTTATTTCTTCTGCTTCCTCGCGGTTTGAGATTGTATCAGACAAGGAATTAGCTAATGCGATAGCTGCTTTTAGCGTGGCAATTAGTTCACCAGTTTGTTGATTATTCATGAAATACCTCATGTGATTGGCTTGTTTTTGGCGATTCGATCCTATCACAAGGCCATGTGTCGGGCATGGGTAAAACCCGACTCAAAAGGAGAATTTATGAAAGAGCCTAGCTGTATTGCACAGCTGCTTCGAAGAGAAAGCCCCAACCCGATAAACTTCACTATCACTCACGGTCGCGGACGCAAGGGCATCATCATCCGAACCCGTAAGGCGGGTGTTATCGAGAAGCTTTGTTGCTTGGTCAAAAAGAGAGGACTGTGGTTATGACGGTAATGACACTTGATGTGATCCAGAAACAACCAACAGCGCTTCGCGGTCTGGTCTGCAAGTATCTGGCTCAGCCTCGCTGGCAGGACACTTGCGATTTTTACAATCAGATGATGGAGCGGGAGCGTCTTACGGTTTGTTTCCACGCTCAATTAAAACAGCGTCACTCTGTCATGCGCTTAGAGGAAATGACCGAAGCCGATCGTGAGCGTCTTGTTTGCGCGCTTGATGAATTGAGAAATGCATTCGCCCGGCACCGCCAACTTGGCGTGTCGAAAGCAACTTTCATCAGCCGCCTGACCGTTAGTCAAAGGCGATCACTGTTTCTTCATGCGGGACTGACAGAGCAGGAATTTATGATGCCGCACTGGCGTTTGAATGAAGAAGGCTGTTATTGGCGCGACAAACTTTTCCGCGCGCTGCGAGAGCTGTTTAGCCTTTTTGAGTACGCACCTACCATTTTAACCTCGGTAAAACCTGAGCAGTATTTACATTAATTAATCTGGATTCGTTTTATTACGCGCCTTACAGCGTGGGGACTCCTTTTGTCTGGAGATAGGCAAATGCAAACACAAAACACAGTACCAGATGGCATGTTTTCCGCTCTCCTGGAGCAGGCAGTAAACGAAGCACAGCGCGACCTCGCGACACGTTTCTCTTCTCGATTTGACGGGCTTATCGTGCATATCAGCAAGTCTGAGCTCAATCGTACCGAGATTATCGAGTTATTAGGTCAAGAGTCAGCAAATCTGCACAACTCAATTTTCGATTGAGCGGGCTAACCACTTTTAAAAGGAAGCCAGAATGAGCATACGCATCGAGATAAATAACCAGTACGTCATCACCAGTGACCGCTATCAATTCATTTTGCAGGAGAAGAAGACCGCAACATCCGGGAAGAACAAAGGCAAGGATTGGCTGGACGTTGTCGGTTACTACCCGACTATCCCTAAGCTTATCTCAGGCCTGGTATTGCATGACCTTTTGACCAGCGATCTTATTGGCTTCTCAGCTTTGGAAGCTCGAATTGAACGCCTGGGGAAGCAATGTCTGGACGCCTTTAAATAATATGTCCATCGAATCTCGGGGGCGTATTGCCCCCTCGCCACCACCACCATTTTTGAAGGGCACCAGTGATTCATTCGTTGGTGCTTATCCCTGGAATAACGTCAAGAAAGAGGCTATTGGCCGCGACAGACCCCTTACACGTGCCGAACTCCGTCAGGTGCAAGGTGTTTTAAACCGTATTGACCGTCTGCCGTTTTTCCTGCAAACGCTGTTTACATCGCGTTATAACTTCATCCGCCGTAAAAAGAGCCCTTTGGGTGGGCTGTATTTCCTTAAAAACACGTTTGAGCGCAAGTTGCTGCCGCGTCTTGAGCGTGTTAATGAGCTGTGCGGGATGAATGAATCCGCCTCGATTGGGTTTCTGTCCGAGCGCGACCAGTATGCGCGCCTACCGGATATGAATGACAAAGATCTCAGGAAATTTGCGGCCAGAATTGCCTCTCAGCTCTGGAGCAAATATGAGGAGTTAAGCGACGCATGGGCGGAGGCTCACGGCGGGAAAGAGACACTTTTCACCGATGAAGCTCAGTCGCACCTATACGGGCAAGTGGCCGGTATTGCTCGCGCATTTAACATCACCCCGATGTACTGGAAAAAATACCGCAAGGGTCAGATGACGATCCGCATGGCATTTTCCGCTATTTCACGACTGATAAAAGACGAGTGGTGGGTTAACCAGCTCAAGTCGCAGCGGATGCGCTGGCGCGAGGCGCTGCTTATTGCTGCCGGTGAGGTCAACAAAGCCCGTTCACCCTACGCCAGCAAAATGGCGATCCGCGATGTTCACGCGCGCCGCCTGGCTAATCTCGAATACCTGAAATCCTGCGAACTGGAAAACAAAATCACTGGCGAACGTATTGACCTCATAAGCAAGGTCATGGGGAGTATTTCGAACCCTGAAATACGTCGTATGGAGCTGATGAATACTATCGCTGGGATTGAACGCTACGCGACCAGCGTTGGTGACGTGGGGATGTTTATCACGCTGACCACGCCATCGAAGTATCACTCGACCCGTCAGGTTGGCAAAGGTGAAAGCAAAACGGTGCAGCTCAATCACGGCTGGAAC